GGCAAGTTGTTGAAGTTCTTAAACGTTTTAGAAGAAAGAATCGTCTCCCACGGTGTTATTGCTTGTACCTTAGATATATCATTGAGACGGGTAGACGGCAATTTTTTAATTTTGCTATGAGTATGCTGTTTTCCTGGGACTGTTATACATCATGACCTTCCTCATCAGAGAATGAAGCTCCTATTATGCCTAAGTTGTCGAGGATCTTTCCCCTATTTTTTTGATAATTATTAAAGACATCGGTACGGAAAATTTTATTTCTTATAAGGTACTCTTTGAGCAACTGAAAATAAGACATAGGAACCTCTGAGCCTATAACAGTCTTTAAAAGCCCAAATACCGAAACTTTTATCGTTATAGAGTTCCAAATCGCTACTCGTTCAGCTTCGGACATCTTGTTACCGCCAAACATCGTCATTTTCTCCTCTTTGGCCTCTAAAAGTGATGAAGTTGAGTCCTCCACACAGTTCCAAAAGAAATACCCGAGCCATGCAGGGATGTGAGAAAATGAAGAAGGCACAAGCTTAGGATAAATTCTTCTTACGTAATGCTTGCAGAGTTCATTGTATTTATCTATATATCTAGCTCTGACCGGTTTTTTGAAACCCCATGAAAAGCCAGCCATGTCCGGTATTTCTTCGAAAGCTTCGTAGTCTCCAAAGACGTCATCTTTGTGAGATTCATCTTGATCAAAGCCTGCCATCGCATCATAGTCGAACGCATCGAAGTCAAATTCCTCTGCATCCTCGTCTTGAGCTTCTATAGACTCTGTGTCGCTATCAGAACAAGGAGTTAAAGGTGTAGATATTACATCAGTTTTCCGAGCTAGATTGACCATAGAAATTACTTTGGAATATTCAGGGACAAACTGTTTGGGGTAAGTGCCAGCTTTTGAGGCATTAAAAAAATCAAGGAAGTCCCCGTATATCCCTTCTGGGTTTTCCATACAGCAAGTAACAGATGTTGGGTCGAACATTTGCCGATTGACCCTGAAAATAGGACACTCTTTGCCGGCTATGCTTGTGCCTAAAGTGAAGGATTTTAATTCAACCACCTCCTCTTCATCGATGTCCAGTTTCATGAAGTTTTTGCTTTGGATTTCTTTCATTTTTATGATGGTGTCTCTTGCGTATAGAGTCCCCGCCAGCGGCCTCACGATCTCTGTCCTGGTAATATATACTCGACCTTTCAATAGGCACATGCAATGAACAGAACCAGGAGGCTCAGGTGAGAACATTTCTGTAGGTACCGGAGATGCAATGAGAAGTTTGGTGTTTCGACCTCTACCATTTGTAAACACATTATTGTAAAGTGATTTAAAATTCTTGGTGATGTTTATCATGTCTGTTCCCATCAAGTAAGGTGTCGTGACAGTAAGCATCCTGTTCCTCATAGAAAACATGCATTCAACATCAGACTTCACAAGTAGAGTGCAATCAGATGAAGTGTTGAAGCTCCCGTCTGGTAACCGCTTTTGAGTTTTCAAATAAAAAATAGAACATTCAGAGGATCTGTCCAAGTAACACTGCTTCAAATCAATGCCTTTTAGTGGACTTAGCTGATAAGCTATAGCTATGAGATTTTTCTGAGCCTTGTCCGATGTGACTAATGAAAGTAGCTCTTCAGGCTCGCGGGTTCTTACTGCATCCATTAAAGTCCCCCCTAGAAGCTCTGAGCTAACACTGCTGAAGTCGGAAGCCACGTCTCGGAAAATGCGGCCTTTATCAGGTAAGCTGGAATCACATATCATTACGGCCATAGAGGTGAGGGTTGACAAGACTCTGTGCATGTGGGCGGACTTCAAGTTGATTGTTGACAAATCTTGATACTCTTCTCCTCCTTCTCCGTCCCCAATTCTGTACTCTTTGTCGCTGTAGATGTTTGTAGAATAGTATTCCATAACAAAATCTCGATCTAGAATGGTCTTGGAGGTCTTTGTGTACATGTTTAGTGAGGTCTTGGACTTTTTCCTCAGCAGCGTAACAGCATAATCAAAGGACTCACGAGGAAACGAAGGGGAACCAAAAAGCTCTAAGCTCGTCTCTCCTGGGGACTCTTTGATTTCTGGGAACATCTCCTGAATCTTCATGAAATCCGAATCTATGTGGAAAGCATTTGTAACTAAATCTCTGGATCGGGCCTGGGACTGAGGATACCACTTATTTATCAGTACGTTGAGTGCTGCATTTTTAGTGTTTAGGGGGGCAGTCTGAAGAACCACGTTCTGTTGATACGACCTACTTCGAAAAGGGCTAGAACATAACCTTCCTGCTGGGTCACGAACAAGAAGCGTGGTTGCTAACGTGTGAGATAGTGTAACCAAGGCGCCATCGCTGAATAGAATACGCTCCAGCCTCACTCGTGAAATTCTGTAGTCCTTGTCTTCTTTGAGAAAATCAGAAACGCATGTAACAAATTCTTTCAGATCAAGGGGTTCAGTTTCAGAATACCTTCGAGTTTTCCCTATGTAACATACGTTGGAAGACGACATCTTAACCATTCGAATTAAGTTAGAAATGTCATTTTCGTACGAGAAAGCTACTTTAGATTGATGGGAATAGACCCTGTTCATTAGCTTAGTCAAAAGATCATTTTTGTTGTTCGGATCTACAAAAGCAATCCAGGGGTCTTTTTCCAGTTTTTCTTTCACCTCTTCTCGAGATTCGCATCCTATTTCTTTGATGTTATGGATTAATGTATCAATTCGGGAGTTGAGGCGAACTAAGAAATTTACTGAGATACTAGAGAATTCCGGCTCGTCTACTTCATGGTTATCTAAGTCCAACTCACAAGAGTTGATGCGACACAGGGCACTAATGTAACGTTCTTCAACGTCAGGCCTAAGTATCCTTATAGACTGTACGGACTTTACCCCAACAAACATTTCTAAAGTAGTAAAGAAGGGATTACCTCCTAATTCGATAGGTAACAGTGTACGAATGATATCGGTCTTTGCAAATCTTTTATCCAGATTATAGATATTTTCAAGGGACTTGTACCCTGTAATCTGGAAAAGCAGAGCATTAGCTTCAGGAAGTCCTTTATAAGCTAGTGCTTGAACACCATTCATCATTGACAAGACATCAGATTCATAACTTATAGCTTTAGCTGCCGAACTCAAAGATTTGTAATCTATAAAGCTACGGGGAACAAAAACTCCGTCGATAAGGTAATGGGAGTTAAACTCCGAATCCTCCAAAGACTTCATGGTTTTTTTCTCACTTTCCTTACAATTGGTGAGGAGCCCTGTAACGTCATTGATAATGCATATCCTAGTCACAGTCAGCGCTGCTTCCAACTTGCGAGCAAGGGCGTCACGCTCAGTAGTCTTCACCAACATTGCTGTGTGCTTGTCATCAGAGCTGACCATATGTGCCATTTTCGCATCAGACTTGACAGATTCGCAAGTCTCTACTAAGTAATCCACTAATGCAACTCGTCCACAGGCTACAGACGTAGAACACAGATTGCATATTCCTTGCATCATCCCTATCAGGAGCTGAAAAGATGTCTTCCCGGTTCTCTTAAATTCCATTATCACATCATACAGGGCTTTGTTAGATTTGAATTTCTCAGGGTTAAAATCTCTGGTCCAGAAAATCAGCAGTTCTTTGGGGACTTCGATTATTTTGGAACTCATCCTGAACACCCCCATGAGAAAATAACGGAAAAATGGCTCGTTCTCCCCAGTAAAAAAACACCTAAGCAGGATTAAGAAAGACAGTAAGTTATGTGAAGGACCCCAGCGAGTATGGTCGCAGTTATCAAACATGGCAAACCACCTTTCATGATCGTCCTTTTTGAAGCTTTCTCTTTGTTCTGTTCGGAACCGTTTTACTGTGTCGCCTTGGATCTTTGCTTTCCTGGAAGCCTTAGTGATCATCTCCTCTTCAAAGTACTTACAGATAGACTCAGTCATGCGCTCTAAGAAGTAACTAGACACACGTGTGAAGAAGTCCTGAATGGCTATTTCCCTACCGCCTCCATCCTGCGGCTTGGGGAATAGAGTGAAAAAAGCTGATGTAAACTTAGACATAACAATTTTATAAAGAGTACATATTCGCACATTTTCGCATGTCTTGATGTACTTGTAACCCGCTTCTATAGCTTTTCCTTTCCCTGACATCTCTATATCGGCACTTGATAAAGGGTCACCAATCCAATCATACATCTTCATCCTGCCCATCTTCAGCTTTAGCTGCAGACTTTGTTCAGTAGCTGCTTTTTTCTCGGCGCGATTTACTGTGGTCCGCTTCTTACCCTGAGACTCTAACCTTTTCTTGTTATAGAGCTTCCTCCTCTCCTCTTTTTCTTCAGGGGTGACTATATGTGCTGTGTGCTTGGGGTCCGTAACCATGGCTTTATTCGTTGCAAAAGTTAGTATACTGTTAATGGTCATTTTATGGTCAAGGTTGGACTGTATGTCGATGGTATTGGCAACTCGGGATTTCAACAATTTCCCGCATACGTCCATGGCCTTAGCATTGAAACAAGTCTGACCAGCCTCCCTCAGGTAGTACTCTAGAAAATCTTCATGGGACATCATAGGGGAAAATCCTCTTGTCAACCAGGGGTCTTTCTTGTAAAACTCGTCGAAAGATGTTTTCGATTCAAGAAGTTTGTTAAAAGCTTCTGCCATGCTGTGGTAACGAGATCTTATTTCCTTACTAACAGAACAAAAATAATAAGACTCATCAATTATGCCTACTGCTGAGTCGTGAAAGCCATCGCCCAAAAACCTCGGACTCCTTACTATTGTCCTTACAGTCTTGTCATCTGGATCTTGTGCTATGTCAGATTTGAATATATGCGATCTACCTGATTCGGGGTCGTAAAAATCAGATATACACTTCATTATCTTGTTTAAGAAGTAAACAGAGAGGATATCTCGGTTAGGAGTCGCCATTCCTTTGAGTAGCGTCTCAAGATTGCAGAAGAATGCAGAACATGCCAATGCAGTGTACCGAACATTCATTAGCAGTATATTCAAAGGTTTGAGATTGCTGAACCGAGGAATTAGCCTAGTGAAAAACATGTCGACGCGGTCATCATCGTTTAGAAACTGCTTAGAAGAGTCTAACAAAGATCCAAAGCAAACATCCCAAGTGAATTTCTCAGTCATTAAGTGGTGAGCAGCTGTTAATGAGTCCACGTTGACAGGAAAGAGGACTGTGTATCTTTTCCCTATATGGCATCTATTTGTAGCCCTGATCGGAAAATCATAGTTGTCGTGTTCGAAGATCAACCAAAATTTCCTCTTAGTGCCTGGTCTACCCAATGGACCCCCTCCGTGCAATATCACTAGGCAATTAGTGGAGCCTAGAGTCGATACTGTAACATTATTACTCCTGGAGTTCTGCTCCCCCATGAAGGCAATCTCTGTGTAAAGTTGGGTATAAAAACTCGCAAGTTTGAATGCATTAGCACCACCTTGCTCAGCTATCAGGAGATTGAGATCTATTTTCAGCTCATTCAAAACGTCTCGAGACAGCCCAAAGGTCCCAGTAAGGTTGGGATTCACAAGCATTGAGTCTGTATTTCCAGTGTCTTTAACAAACCAATTCTTGAGCTGTTCAACTACACTCATGTCATGGTCTAGCCCATAGGATTCCATGTGTTCGAATTGTTTCTCTACAGTTTTGCCCATTTCTTTCAAGAGATCTATGCCGGTCAGGCGAACTAAGTCTGGATGAATACCTAATGATCTGTAGTTGGTCTGAAAAGTTCTTCGGTTAACGATCCGACTACCCATAGCCTTGTAAGAGGGTTCTTGTTTTTTGATTATAGCTTTGAGTTCAGCTTTGTACTCCTTTGACACTACAGAACCCCTAAAGAATGGAAGGGCTTCTTGAAACTGGATGGCATTGTTCAAGCTTTTAACCAATGTGTCTAGAAACGGTACCCCGGTCTCAGTAAAAGCGTTGAGGAATTGCTCGACTGCCAATCGTTGAGTTGAAGAAGGGTTCAATTTCACGAAAGGGACAGGGATAATTTTGTAAAATTCCTTGATTGGAGCAGGGTCCGTCGTAGCTTCAGCGTGTAGTTCTCTAAATTTGTGTACGGCTGCTTGGAATCTTTCTTTACTGCACAATTTTGATACATCGGCTTCAGCACTATTTAATTTCCTATTAACATGCTCAACTAAGGAGTCTAGCCACAGCTTGTCAGAAGGATCGTCCTCGGCAAAACCTTTAAAAGGGCCTGTGAGCTTTAAAAAGTCATCGAAGTATTGTCTGGAACCGAACATCTCCAATATCAGGCTCTGGGGAACACTTTCGAAATCAACCTGAAAATGCTCGAATTTGTCGACTGTGACCTGGGTAGAATTTAGACGAGCCTGAATGATTGAAAAATCAGGATTTCTGGCGGCTTGCTTTATCAAGAAATTGTACCTGTTCATAAGCCTGATTGAGTCTTCTCCCATCGAAGGTTGAAACTGTCTTAAGTACTGCATAACCCCATTTTCTGTTCGCCTGATTGCAGTTGAATCGACGATTGCCCCTGGGTAAGCAGCAGAAAAGAAGGAATATTTAAGGATTTTATTCGTCTTTGCTTTCTCTGGGTCAGATAGAGTCAATGTGATGTCCCTAACATGGAGCCTATTTTCTGTGTCAAAGTATATTATGTCCGGAGTAAGTCTGCGGTAAACGTGAGGTATCGGGTTCGTAGGAGGGTATTTTTCGGCGAAAAGTCTGGCCTCATTCTGCTTTTCGTCCTGAAAACCAACCCCAAGCCGTCGGCACTCTAGCAAGACAATATTGTCGTGTTGGAACTGTCTGCATTCTTCGATCATCATGTAGGCCTCCTCAGCAGATACATGTGATAAATCTCGACTAGGCGTTAGTAAATAAGATTCTAGTTGTTCAATGTGGACTCGTTCTGGAAATACGTCTCTAATAAAGTCTCTTCTTGCTGTCATGGG